ATTTTGCAACATTTTTGCATTAAAAAAGCTGTACCGTAGTACAGCCCTCTTTTATTCCTGCATTACCTCGTTCATTATTTCCTTGTATTCGCTTAAGTGGTTTTCTATTGCAGGGCGTAAAAACGGCTGTTCCACCATATTTACCGTGCCTAGTTCGACGTACGGGGCGTATTCTACGTTAGTGCCTAGATACATTGTATCGTCGTCCGTGTCGTACGATATGCTCGCCCGTAGCCTGCCAGTATCAACGGGGCAATAGTCGGAAGCGTAGCCCTCTGCTGTTATGCCCCATTCTATTAGCACTTGCCTGCGCTTTTGCTGTAAAGCGTTTAATACTTCGTCTACGTGGCTGTTTGTTACTTCAATAGTCGCCATTAGTATACCTCGCCTTTTTCCCAGTCGCCCTGTATATCGTGGTCGCTGGTTACGTATGTATATTTGTCGAAAAAGTACGTAGCCAGCTTGCCCACTATATTAAGTTCCTCGCTGGGGTCTGTTGATATATACGTGCCAAATATCGGCAGTTCGGAAGTTAACAATACATCCATTTGGGCTTTATATATTTCGTTTTCCTTGCCGTTAAACGTATATATGCCGTCTTTGTATATAACGGTCATTTTATGGCGGTCTTTTATGCCCTCTGCCTTTATCATAAATAGCCTCCTACATTAATGCCAGTAAGCCGTATATCCACGCTTCCATTTCTGCATCCGTTGCCAGCTTTGCAGGGTCGCAGTAAGCAAGTTCAAAGCCCATTGATACCAGTTCATATGCCCTGCCGTTGTAGTCTTTGCCCATATAAGGGTCTATAAAATCATCCTTACGGGTTTTCTCGTCCCTGCCGTAGCCTTTACCCAGCCACTCCAAGCTTTCGCCAGCAGTACGCTTTTCGTAAAAGTCCTTTTCGGCTTCTCTTATGCCGTCCACGGTATACTCGAACCTATGCCCCAGTTCGTGTACCGACGTTCTGTTTGCGCTGTCGCCCTCGCCACTTATAGCTATTATTCTGCGTGGGTTATTATAGTATCCCCTGCTTACTTTTTTAACGCTTAAGTCGCTGTGGTCTACAGATTGCTGTACCCATTCTGTCGGGTAATTGCTATACGCCCATTCAATATTTTCACGTACTTTACTACGGGTATTGCTTAAATGCTCCTTTATATTAGCGTCGCCCGTACCCATTTCACGTACCTGTGATAGTGTATCCTTAAGGTGTTCGGCAGTTTCGGTATAATCGGGGTTTACATATTTTTCATATGCGTTTTTATACTCATCCCGATATTCATTGCGTTTTGCAAGTAATTCTTCCAGCTTTTCCTTATTTTCTTGGTAATATTTTTCAGCTTCTTCTTGACTATCAAAAAATTTTGAGGAAGTAACGTCCGATTTGCCCTCTGATATGTGCATAGCGTTTCTGTATTCGTCGCTCCACCTTATATCGTCAAATTCTTTGCATACCTTATCGTATTTGTCTTTAGCTTCTTCGTAGTCTGTTTTAAGCTGTTCCCGTTCTTCTTTTACCTTGTCCAAATAATCGCCGTGTATTTGTTCGGATACCAGCCTGCCTGCCTCCATAATAGACTCGGTATCGGTCTTGCCTGCTTCCCGTAGTTCTTTAATACGGTCTGCCCAGCTATTGCCCTTGTCCTCGGTACTTGCCTGCTCCTTTTCCTTGCCCTTTTTCCATTCCTCGTACGTTTTATCATCCAGCTTGCTAGCCCTGCCCGAACGGTCAACGGTGCGCCCCTTTATCCTTGCCACAATACGGCAACGGCAGTTATATACCTGTTCGGGGTCGCCGTTTGGGTCTGCTGGATACATCATTTCGCAGGTCGTTCCGTCGTGGTTTATCAATATAAACGGTTCGTCGTTCGCTACCCTAGTGCCGTCAATTTCCCTGTGGCTTTCACGGGTGCGCTCGTCCAGCGTTGACATCCATTCTTTTTCAAGCGGTATGCCTGCGTCTTCTGCCTCTGCGTATCTGTCCATTTTAGCTTGATTTTCTACCGACGTAGTATACGTACGGGCGTTGCGTATGCTGGCGTTCTTGTCCATATCGGTAACGTTACTCATACGCTTTGCTATTTTGGGTATGCTTTCGCCTTGTAATATACCCTGTAGCATTTCGGATTGTATATGCTGTCTATTCCAGCGTTCTACAATCGGGGTTTTTGGCTCGTAATGGGGCATAAAGTCGGGGTCGTCTTTTACTAGGTTTTCCACCGCCTTTTTATCGTAAAGGTCAAACGATAAACCCGTGCCTGTATCCTGTTCAAGCTGGTAATACGCATAGTTTGCGTTCTGCGTATATACGTCCACTAAAGCGTCATTTACCAGCTTTGCGCTGATAAGGTCGGTTTTTAATACGTCGCCTGCTATGGTGTCTTTTACCGCCTGCCAGTTCTTGCCTATCATAAAGTGGTTTGTGCGCCATTCTACGTATTCCTGTTTGGTTATTTCCCCATTTTTCCACTTTTGCGCCATTATGCTGTCTTGCTTTGCGAACCTGTCAAGATACGCCTGCATTTTTGCCGTTATTTCGGCTTCCGCTTTTTTATACGCTTCCGCTATGCGCTTTTCCAGTTCTTCAAGCCTGCTGTCCGTCCATTTCATTATCGGGTCTTTCGTCATCGGCTATATTCCCCATTCTCTGCATATCTGCAAGGTCTTTACCCTTTAATAATTCCTCTACCCTGTCTGCGTCGCCCAGTATTGTAAGTATCTTTTCGGCTACATAATCTTCCGTCAAGTATTCGCCTGCCTGTATGATTGTCTGTATTTCCTCGGTGCGGTTGATAATCTTTGAACGTGTAAAGGTCGGGCTGTCGTCAATACCAGCCAGCGCAAGTATACCGTCGATAAACTTGATAACGCAGTATTCGTACTTGTCTGCTTTGCCGTTTAACGGCTCGTAGCTTGCCTCTATCTGCGTAGCTGTTACAGCGCCGTCCGCTATGTTCTTGGTGTCAAGCGCCATAAAGTCCTCGTACATATCCGCACGGAGTCTGTCAAGCAATGCCTCGCGGCTTGCATAAGGCGCATCCATCGTGTGTGCCTCGGCTGTTGCACCACTTTGTTCTATCACTGATGCCTTTACGGTGCGCATATGCTCCACAAACTTTGCAAGATCGATATCGTCCATACCGCCTGCATTCTGAATAGTCCAATAAATCATACTGGCTTCATCAACAGTATTAGCGAATCCCGATTTTATAAGGTCGTAGCAATCGATGTTCTCACGCATACCGACAAACTCGCTCTGTTTATACTTGTTCCCCCAAAACGGTACGATCGGGAATGTGGGGTAGTTTTCAAAATCATAAATCACCGTGCCATCCGCTTCGGTGCTTTTGGTCTTTAAAATGTACGCCCGTTTTTCATTCACGATTTTGCCATCGGGGTTATCCTTATCCCATAGGTAATCTGTATACCCATCCATTTCGTACAGAGTAGCCCGTAAAGGCTTGTTAGAGTCTATCTGCCAGAATCGTATGCCTGCCTTTAATGCCCCGTCTTGTTCGTCAAATAAAGGCACAAATTCAAGGTAACTAAATACCTCCATATGGTCTAAATTCCAAAACCCGAAAGATACTCTATGTACTAAAGCCTTTTCTCCTGCATCTTCAAGCGCATTGTCAAAATCCTCTCCAAGTGCCTCGGATGTTTTTTCATCATTCCACGTTACACCATTACCAAGCAGATACTGGTTAAGCTGTGTGATGAAGCGATTAAAAAAGTTCGATCTTAATTTATAATTCGCTGAATAGTTATCGGGCACGACTTCGCCTGTTACCTTGTATAGCAATTTTTGAAACTGTATAATGGTACGGTTTAGCCTGCGGTTATATTCGTCCGCAATTAAAGCCGTCTGGTATTCATCGCTACTTTTATGCTGATTGATTGTCGATTTTACAAATTCCTTGGTGGTGTTCTGTGCTATTGCATCAAGCAAATCGTTATAGGTTACCATTATTCCCTCCTTTTAACGTGCCGTATGGGTCGTCACGCAATACCTTACGCCATAATAGCCGTGCAAGGCAAGCACAGCTATCTGGTGCATCATCGTGTTCTGCATCCTCTGTATAATCGCATATCTGCTCAATATATTCCGCATCCGTGCCCTCTACAAATATAACATATTTCCAAACGGCTTTCAGATACGTGGCAATCTTAATATGCTTGTTCATATCCTCGCTGTAAGTGACGGTGCGCACACCCCTATTTTTTAAATCACGTGCCACCATTCCCTTATCGGCGTTCGTTTCCATATACAGTTTACCGCATAAATGCGCTTTCCACAAGTTTATTATATCATCGTAACAATCCTCAACGTGCTTGCGCCACATCCTACCAAGCACATACAGCTTACCATCCACGTAATTCATAACAGTAAACGCCGTATAATCTGTGCCATAAAAAGCACTATCAACGTGGCACAATCCATTGAATACCATCTTTGCATCTGCGCCCGTGGGTCTGTCGTCAAATAAAACATCCTCGGATGCAATGTGCCGTAATTCGTAATTGGCGCAGAATAACGCAGGCGACATACTTTCCTTTTTTTCTGCGATATCTTCGGCTGTCATTATTCCCGTATCATAGCAGGTATATTTTTTAGCAGGTGGCATCAATATAGATGCGTCCTCACGATGCCAAGGTGTAAGCGTGTTAAAAATACGACCACCTTTATTTTTTATATTCTGCAATTCTTGATAAACAAGTTTTGTTCTATCCCTTTCAGCTTTTGATATGCGGTCATTTATATTTATAATATCGTCTGTAAATATTCTATCAAAATGTTTTCCAGTAAGTGAGCCACCCGTACCTATCCCTATCAACTGGGATGTTCCTCTTACATCTATGGAAAGGTTTGTGCTTATCTCGTTTGCGCTTTGTACCTGCAATGATAAATTTACACCATAAATGCATTGTACTAAATATAATGTATGTGGGTCTGTAAGAATTTTTTGTACTTGCTTGATTACTTCTTTAATATCCGCATCCGTTTTACGCATAAACATTGTGCGCAAGCGTGGCAAAAGTATAATAATTTCGGCTAAAGATATTGATACGCACGTGGTCTTATAGCTTGCTCTGTGAGCCATAAGGGTTGCATCTTCTTTACCCCTTACCATTTCTTTTATCCATTCCTCGTGTATATTACCAAGTTTATTAAAACCGAGCATTTTTGCATATTTTATAGGATGATTTATCATTAAATCAATCGCTTGTTGTCTTGTCAGCATATATAAAATGGTATCCCCCTGCGCTCTTTCTTCTACCAGTACATACAGATACTATTTTTGTACGGTCTATTCCAGTTTTCCTCGATGCATCAGCGAAACTATCGTATATTATTTCAGTTTCAATACATTTTACCCTTTTTTTGTGTGGCTGTGCCTCGGATAAATGCTTTTTCCATTCATCGGATAGTTTTATTCCACACATAGCTTTATTACCGATTTTGCATTCAGACATTTTGCGCTTTGTTTCCTCTGCCTTTTTCCCTTTGCCTTTTGCGCTACTATCCATATTATACCCATATCGTCTATCTGCACTTTTATATTTATTAATATAAAATGTTTCTAAATCATCAAGTTCATCTGCATTACATTGGCAAATCATTTCATACTTAAAAGCATTGGGGTTTATAAAATAATCTGCCTGCATATATGGGTTTTTATGCCTACCCACTTTCAAATCATAAATGTGGCAAGCCTGCCTATGGCTAAAGTCTTTTGTTTGTCCGATATATACCTTTCCATTATCGGTATTTGTAATTTTGTATATTCCTATCATAAAACGGCACTCCTTTTTATTTTATTATAGCATAGGGAGTGCCGTTTTACAAAGCATATTTAATTATCGTCCAAAACCGCCTTTTCTACTTCATCGATAACGGATTGCTCCACATCTGCCACCATAACCTTTTCTATAGGCTTTTGTCCTGCTGTATCACGCAATACCTCAAATGCCCTTGTATCGCCCTTTAAAGCCTTTTGAAATTGTGCTATGGCTATTGCCTCCGCACCACTCTTTATCTCGCCGTTCTTGCCCTTTATATCGGTTTCTAACAGTATCTCAATAGCAAGGCGCAGGTCTTTTTTCTTACGCCTTGCCTCTACGGATGCCTTGCCACCTTTCGAGCCTATCTCTCGTGCTTTTTTCGTGGTTAACGGTTTTAAGTTTTGTTCATTCGCCATTGTATGCCTCTAATAAATCTTCGCTTATTTCAATTTCTCCAAAGTTATCTTTAATATGTTTTATATCCCCTTTATAAAAGATTAAAACATTTTGATGCACCTTAACAAGTTTTCTGCTTTTAAAAGTCTGGTTTGCTCTTATCATAGCCGTTCCAAGCATATCGATTAAAATTGCATCGTTATATGTCACCAGACCATTATCGTTAAAGCACTTTTTTGTAAGATCAATAAAATTGCGATATGCACCCTTTTTATCCCTTATATCGCCTACGACAAACACCGCAAATCTATCTGTCTTTAATTTATTACACGCTTTATCTATAATACCCTTATAAGCC